TGCTTGCACTGCTTACTGTTTGGACGGGACCGGTAGACGGGCTATTTGGCAAGATATCCATCTAAGCAAAATAGTGCGGACCTGGTTGTTTAAATTCTATCGTCAGTGGTTCCTGGATAAGCTATCCAGGGAACTCGACAACAAACGCAAACATGCTGAACGCAATGATTATATTGTGGCCGTACGTTTAAACGTAATGTCGGACTGGCCGTTTGAAACCACTGGGATAATCGACCAGTTTCCAACTATCCAATTTTACGATTACACCAAACACCGAAAACGGGCCGGGTTAATACGGCCAAACTACTGGTTGACGTTTTCCCGTTCTGAATCCAACCAGCGCGCCACCATGAGCGCACTACGGGCCGGTCACAATGTTGCGGTTGTCTTTGCTGATTCTAATGGTGGACCGCGCTTACCGTTGCAACTACCGGAAACCTATAAAGGTTATCCGGTTATCAATGGGGATGAGACGGACCTGCGCTTTACGGATCCGCGCGGGGTTGTCGTTGGTTTGAAGCTTAAAACCCATACCACCAAGGAATACCAGGAAGCTTGTGCAACCGGTTTTCCGGTCCTGGTGAACTAATCACCACCGTTGCCCCTGGTGGCCTTGCTTGGTGCAAGTGTTGCGGGTTCGATTCCCGTTAGGCGGCCTGTTTTTGATGTTAACTGTTTTGAATAAAGGATAACCGAAAATGATTCACGTTACAGAAAACGACATTGCACGCGCCCAAACCAGGGCCGATATCCTGGAAACCCCGATTGCGGTCTGCATGATGGATACAGGGGGGGATGATTGGCTATTGGACCGGGCCGTCAAGCTTTACAAGCTTGCTGATATCGATTGTGACGATATCGCACAGTTCATGATTGAACTGATAACCATAGTTGAACCAGCATAAGACACAACAACCCCTACAGGGCCTCATATGGTCCTGATAGGGGTTTTTCGTTTGCTGATTACCCCGGTTATTGATGCAAACTTGCCATTTAGTGGCCTGGGGAAGACCGGAAATCAGCCATTTTGACCGGAATTGACCGGAATTGACCGGAGATTCACAACAACAGGAGAAACGAAATCATGACCGTTGACCAATTAATTGATATGTACGGTTTGGAATATGTCGACTACATCGAACACCTAGAACAGGGGGACACACAATGCGACTAATAGCATACGCACGAGTATCGACCGGAGATCAACAAACAATTGAGAACCAGGTCGAGAAGATCCGCACTTACTGCGAACTCCATGATCATGAATTGACCGGAGTTTTCCTCGATGAGGGCGTATCGGGTAAGAACACAAACCGACCGGGACTGACCGGGGCCATCAAGGCGCTGACCGGAGCCGATGGCATTGTAATCACCAAGCTTGACCGGTTGAGCCGTTCGATACGGGACTGGTGCAATCTGATGGAGCAATTTGACCGGAAGTCCAAGGCGCTGGTCAGTGTGTACGATAGCATCGACACATCGACCGCATCAGGACGGATGATTGCCAACATGTTTGCCACGATTGCACAGTGGGAACGTGAAACCATTGCTGAACGAACACAAGAGGCCATGAGCTACCTGCGTCAACAGGGACGGAAGCTATCACGGTTTGAACCGTTCGGCTACACGACCGATCCTGGTGATCCTAAACAGCTGATCCCGTGTTCCCATGAACAGGGGCTTTTGGTTAAGATTCTGGAACTGCGAGAGCAGGGCAATGGCTACACGGCCATCGCCGACCGGATGAATGCTGAAGGCCACACAAATCGATCAGGCAAACCATTTCATAAGTCAGGCATCTGGCGTATCGTAAACAGGGAGACAAACAATGGATGATGTACCCGAAAGTGCCGCAATGTGGGTTCCACCAGCAGGCGAATTTGAGGCCTGGCAGGAATTCACTGGCAACACAATGACCAAGGTTGAATTCGATGACCAGCTGACCGGAATAATATCCAACCTACAAAGCCAGAACATCATCGTTGTGAAGGTCAACTGGACCGTCAGCAGGATGAAAGATGAGTTGGCAGCGGCTGGCCTGGAGAACACGACCGAACATCGAGCAGCAGTTGTTGCGGGGTATACAGGTGAAGACGATGAAGATTGAAACCAAAGAACAACTATTCGAGCTGATCGAAAAGACCCGTGTTGACCGGAAGTTAACATTTCGGGCAGCAGTGAGCCGAACAGAAGGTATCGACTATGCCCAATGGCATCGGTTCTCGACCAGCAAACGCAAACCATCTTACGACCACCTGTTCGCCATGGCCAAGGGTGTTGGCCTGCGGATCAGCGTGTCGGCTCGTTAGGAATAAACCAATGAAGAAGGATGACGTTTACAAGTGGCCACCAAAAATAGATGGTGGCGAACCCAACGAAGAAATCAGCGACCTTGACATAGGAGGCTGTCTGGCTATTTTAGGTACTGTCTTAGCTTGGGGCGGGTTTCTTGGTCTGATTGTAGTGGGGCTACTTGGTCAGATTATGATTGCCATATGGCCTGAAGTAGGTGAGTTTTTACTGGGTGAGTTCGTACTCGGGTTCTTCGGATGTTCATGGGTCCTCGGCATCGCGCTAAGGCGGATCAGCGTGGCAGCCCGTTAGATACGACCGGAGTAGACTCGATCCTGAGCCTGATCGATTAGCCGCTTCAGATAGTACTCCGCCTTCTTGAGATCCTCAAGCTGCTTGTCCAGGCTCGCATGCTTGAACCGATGGCGATAGATGTACTTCAAGACCTGAGCCTGATGGAAGTCCAGCCCCAGCCCCTCAATCGCCTCGATGCATTCCATCGATGACTGGAGGTAATGTTCTGGCTGGTTGACGTTATCCTTTTGCATCTGTCGCCTCCATGAATTCGTTCAATGACCGGATTAGTTTTGCAGCATCGACTGGATTTATTCGGATGATCACGGTGGTGTCGTCATCGTCCTGACCGAACATCTTCATGCGGTCGCTATCAAAGAACACATTCATGTCTTTGGCATTGAGGTAGACGATGGTTGGGTTAATCATGATGCCCCCTCGAAAATCGTTTTTCAACGGTGACTAATGTATCGTTGTGTTGCGCCCCATGGTGGACTATGAGTATTTCAATCGGCTCAAATCCACGGCTCTTGCCTAATCCGTTTGTGTTCCATCCAAATGAAATCACGACACCATCAGGACTCAATACCCGAGCAATCTTATTTTTGATGTTTGCCCAAAAGCTAGACCGGGTTTCAGCAGCCGTAACCGTCTTCTTCAATTTCCGATAGACCTCGGCAACTTGTCTAGGAGAATACGGAGGATCGAACAGGACCAAGTCAGTTGACCAGTCGTCAAATAGATCCATGAAGTCGGTTGCGTTAAGGTGGTAATCCGTATTGTGTTCTTCATCAATGTCATTGGTTGTGGTGGCAAGCTTGCTTCCATTTGCAAACGGATCAATGGAGTTGTCGGTGGCATAACGACTAACCAACTCATGGATTGGGTCAATCGAAAATGTGTTCTTGTTGGGCATCGCCCAAACCCTCTTAATTAGCATCAGGTGATTCCATATATTCCATCAGCAGTGTCACCAACCCCGGCATGTCGTCGAGGTACAGACAGGCGATCCAGGGCTTTCCATTCTGGCGGTGAAGGACGACCGGGCAATCCGTTGCCGCAGCATCCTCACTGGCCTGAGCCAGCCATGGGTACATCCGCATGGTTTCCTGACGCTTCACCTCGAAATGGCATCCATTGATGTCACACTTGATGTCAGCATCAGCATCAGCACCGCAGTACTGCTGGCTACGCTTGGCGTTGCATTTAAAAAGTCGGTTGAGTTCAGCAGCGGCTTGACGTTCACCACGCTTCCCTTTTTCTCTTGATGGTTTTCCCATTATTTAACCCCTTGGTTGTTTATTCGCTCAATGAGCTGTTCGATGCCTCTCTCCTGGCGACCCAAAGTGCGGGTGACAGGGATACTGACCTCTTGCTTTTTTTTTGGACGGCACGTTCTTCTGACTGGTGAGTACTCCATGTCGTCTGGATTTCCTTGGAAACCCGTTTGATACGCTGATCCATGATTCGCTGGCCTTCGTTTGTGTTGAGGTTCATCAACGCCCAAAGCTCTTCCTCCGGGGTGTCGTCTTCAGGCATGTCCTTATTCTTTGACACGAAGTCCTTCTTGATCAGGAACTGCGTCATGCAGTAATCACACACTCCATCGATCTTTGACATGTTTCTAACTGGTCGTTTGCACCATTTGCACGCTGCCATAATTAATCATCCTTGCTACTAAAAAGTTGTCGTTGTCCATCGAACTTGATCGTTACTTCATTCCTGTTTATTGGTCCGTTCCTCCGCTTCAGCAGGAACATGTCGTAGGTTTCCTTGTCTGCGTCGGTGCTGTTGGAATACGCCCACCAGTATCCGCAGACGATTCCGCAGGCATCACGTTCAATGCCTCCAGAGTTAGCCAGATCGCTGAGATTCATACTCAGCTTGTCTCGTTTCTCCACCTCTCGGGTCAGCTGACTCAGGGCGAGCATGGCGACGTTGTAGTCACGGCACAGCCCCTTGAGTCGCTTGGATACGTCCGTGGTTTGTTCGTACAGGTTTCCTTTGTTACTGTTGATCAACTGGATGTAATCAACACATACCAACGTCACGCCATACTGTTTGACATGGGCGATGGTTTCCCGCTCGCAGTCTTCGATGGAGTTCACCAGGCGGAAGTGCGTCGGAACGGCGGTCTTGTGAAATTCATCAAGCTTGCGGCGTACTGCATCCTTGTCCTTCAGCCATTCCTCTTCAGTGCCACCAACACCTGACTGCACATGCCGTCGTCCAATCTCGTATTCACCCATCTCGGCAGACAGGAACAACGTGTTGACCCCCAGGGTGGCATTGTGATTCAGTAGCTGTAAGGCAAAGGCGGTCTTGCCCATGCCAGGTCTGGCTCCATAAACCCACATCTCGCCCTGTTGCACCTGAAACCCAGCCAGGTCCAGCGTGCTGACACCTGTCGAGTAATAGTTCTGATGACCAAGGCGGTCGATGAATCCCAGTGCGCAATCCTTGACGGTGGATTCCTGCATGTGGGACACAGGTTTCTGCTGGGCATAGGAGTAGGCCTTCTTGACCGTGCCGATCACCCAGTCATCACGACTGCCTTTTTGGTAGTTGTTCTCCATGCACCACACCCGAATCATCTGTTCGATTTCATGGGTGGGGAAATACCGCTTCACCGCCGACTTGGCCATGGACAGAACCAGTGCCGAATTGCTCCGGTCAGTCAGTCCGTCCTTATCACCCCTCCAGCGTTTACTGAGGTAGTCGCCAGGATTCTGTTTCATGAACGACGCTATTGACGACGGTAGGTCGCCAGTAACCTGAACCGGAGTTGCTGGTTCAAGTCGTGTGTGCAGACGTTCAGCGAACACATCCAAATGTTCAGGTGGCATGGCCACGATCTCGGTCAGATCAATCTCTTCCCATTCGTTTTCAATGTCCACGAAGTGGCTGTTCTTATAGAACGGATACCGAATCAGGTTGCCGTAACCCATGCCCTTGAGCCGTTCCTGTTTGGGGAACACCTCGGTGAGCGGTAATTCCAGCTGGTCACTAACCAGGCGAAAGAATGCTCGGGGTTTGTAGGCTTCCACCGGGCTATCAAAAAACATCCACAGGTGTGCGCCGCTGTTGGCACTGTGTTCGACGTAGACAGGGAAGTCCTGCTTCACCAGATAGTAGTAAAGCTGTTCAACCTGTTCACGCCATTCCTTGTTCGGATTGTCTTCGTGGTTGTCGATGTCGACACAACACAATGTGACGGTGTTGTCCTTCCGCATCGGGTAGAACCCGTAGCAAAGAAGGCCGCCACGATGGTTGTGATCGAACTCCTGGACCGTGGGAGGTGGTTTCTCAACAGGACGAAACGGACGTTCCGGCTTTTGTTGAGCGATCACATCATCACGCCCGCAAAAGTGTTCCAGAATTAATTCAGTCGGTGTTCCCATTTAGGTCCTGTAGCCTCCTTGAACTTAGGATCTTGGTATTCTTCGGGTGTCAAAAACATGTCGTTGTTCAGCCATGTCGACGGGTGTTGGCGGAAGTCGCCATCGGACTGACGCATTCGCTCAGGCGACCATGCCTGTGCGTACTGAATTGCACGAAGCGTCAGAAGTTCGTGGGGCGAATCGCAGCCGCTGGCAGCGTCGTGACCATGTTCTTTGATTCGGTCAACGGCTCGGCGGTAACACTTCGCAGCATCCGGCTTCTTGATCTTGCGTGGGTAAGCCTTCCAGAAGACTTCGAACTCGTCGGTGTAGTCGTCCTCTCGGGCTTTTGCGGCGAGTCTTCGTTTGATGGGTTTCTGTGCGACCAGCTCGGCTAGTCGGCTGTCGATGCTTTCGAGCAGGCGCAGCATTTCATTTCGGAATTCGGTAGACATAATGTTCTCCATGTGTGGAATTGAAAAAAGAAAGTGCCGACACGCTGTGTAAAAGGAGGAAAACACAAACGTGCCGACACTACCCGGTCACGGCAGGTGCGATCACAGATTAGGTACACCAACCCGTTTGGGCGTGGCCGTATCCGTGGCTTCAGCGGAATCGCCAAAAGTGTCACCAAACTGTGCGTCGATCCGTGACGCATCTGTCGTGGACACCGGCGTTACCGGGCGGGTCTCACGAGGCGTGGAAATGCTCCATCGTTCTCGTGGCTGACCATCCAGCCCCTTCTCTTGTTTGGCCCAGAGTTTTACCTCATTGCCAATGATGCTGACGGGGTCGTCACCGTCGAGCTGAATCTGCGAGGGTTTCCCTGTGAAACCACATGCTTTCAGATCTCGGGCGACGAAGTCCACTGTGTTCTCCGTCAGAGTCATCCAGATGGTCCGTTCCACAGCCCCAGGGACTGCTTCATAAGTTCCATCTTTATTAACCTTGCTCAAGACCTTTGCCTTCAGAACAATCTGAGGGTTTCCGGTCTTAGCAAACTCCATTCCTTGTTCGGCGATTTCGCCGACATACAAACCTTGAAAATCCATTGCAACTTCTCCTGTTGTTGCGAACCAAATTATGCCCCAAGAGCAGTGGCAAAGTTTTGCCATGCCGCCTGTGGCGTTTTCCCGGCAGACAGTTCTGCGGGAAGCCCATAACGGTTTTTTGCAACAAAGGATGCCTGGCCCTGGGTATGGATGATGCGTTGAACACCACCTTTACCCTTGACCTTTAATCCTTCCTGCGCTGTGACCGTGATGAAGTCTAAAAATAAGATTGCGTCACTCCAGCGTTCCACTACTGGCCAGAGCGTCTTATGTAAGTCCGGTTGGTAGCGACTGAAGTCCTGACCGCTTGGATTGGCGAAGTTGCCAATCTTTACATGGCCGCAGCACAACACATGCATGCCCTTTTCCAGACGCAACTGATCGAGGTCGTAGAAAAGCTTTCGCCACTTGTCGCTGGCCAGCACGTAGCCTTGGCCGTAGGCACTGAACTTCGTCCAGTCGCCGCCGTAGCTTTCGTCGCACGTCTCTTTGACGCAGGCAACGCTTAGTCCGTTGATGGTGTCGACCACCAGTGATTGGTATTTGAGGTCATCGGTATCCCGAAGTTCCTGCACCACATCGCTGAACCCGCTGAATGTCTTGACCCCGTCGAGATAGCTGACAGGTTCAATCTGTCCGGCTGCCATCAGGGTCACCACACCATCTTCCGCTCGGCTTGTTACCACCAGTGGCTTGGGTGCTTGGCAGGCAAATGATGTTTTGCCCACGCCAGGAACGCCCAGCACGACGATTCGCATGCCTCTTGCATCAGGTTCAGTCTTCACGTTTTCTAAAATTCCCATTTTGGTCCTCTTTCATTCGTAACCAGTACTGTTCAAGAGCGTCGTGGACCAGCGATCCGTACCTTAACGCTGCTGATTTTTCTTCTCTCGCCTTTTCGATACCGAGTACGTAGGTGTAGTAGTACTTCCGCCTACATCCATGGAAGGTTCCAATGCGAGAGTGTGATAAATTGAATCTGCCGGACTGCGATGATCCTTTGCGTGGCGACCATGTCTCGCTGTCGGGTGAATCTGTTCCAGAACACAAAGTCCAGAATGTGCATGTGCTGCCGTAGGCAAAGCAGCTGTTGGTGTTCTGAAACCAACTTTGTTCTTTTTCAGCCCGCTCCATTTCCTTGGCAACCTGAACCAGCTGACGATGCATGTCTTTCATTTCGTCTACGGTTCGGGTGATTCGGGTCTTGCGGCGGTAATGAGCGTCGGGATTCTCGGCGACGGCTGCACCAACTCGGTAGCCATACAGCTCGGGATTCTCTTTGTTAAGTTTGTCAGCGCGGAACAGCGTGAGCGATTCCTGGCTGATGTCTCTTCCGTAATATTGGTTCTTGGTTGTAATTTCCCGCTTCGATCCGATGGGCTTGTTGGCCGACCCAGCCGGAATGGCCTTTGGTCGCAGTGCCACCTTCTTGATCACATCCATCCATGTTTCCTCGATGGGGTCATCATTCTTAAAGGCCAGCAGGTGGTAGAGGCTGATCTGGCGATCAAAGCTTGTCTTTGCCAGCTGTGGGTGGAATGAGTTATCCAGGGCGGATGACGTGGTCTTATGTTCGAGGTTGATCAGGCGACCACGTTCATCACGAAGCAATGTGTCAAAACGACCCGTGAGTCGGAATGAGGTTTCTGGTATGTTTATGCTCTTCACCGATTCAACACTGACCACTTCGAACTTCTGGTTCGGGTGGTAGGCATCGTAACCTTCGAGCAGGGCAGTGGCGGAGGCGACCTCAAAAGGGTCGCTCCCTTCCGTCTTTTGCCTGCGAAGGTGTTCCTTGGCAGCGTCGAGTGGTGTGTAAAGTTTGTTAGACATTCTGAATCCGTTCAGGGAGTGTTCCGTTTCTCGATTCGAGCCATTGGCTGAATGCTTCGTCCGATGTGAATCTCACGCCACCAGGCTGTACAAAAGGAAGTCCATAATGGTCTGCCCAATAAGTAACAGTGCTTGTGGCCACATCAAACATCTTTGCGTAGCGGCCAAATGGCTGAAATTCCTCGGTTTTTATGTCGAATTTGTACGTCATGTCGTTGTTTTCCCCAGAAAGTGCGAATGTGTTCGCCGTGACAAAACATAAAGATACACGACTTATTATCCAAATCAACGGATTTAGGGTTGAATAAAATATTAAGACCAAGTATCCTGAACAGCCGATACACTACTCAATCGAACACATTCAATGAATCAAGCGGAAAAGAGACAAAATGGGGAAGCAAAAGCAGTCAAAAAATATCTTTGATGATAAAGTCGCACCTCAACTGATGAGGCATCACTGGAAAGCGGCAGAGATGTCCAATCTGGGTAAGCTGCTGACGGATCTTGGAACGACGTTGTCTTCAGCTGCTGGCCGTCTGCAACGGCATGACCAGGTTCACCACAAGCTGGCTGGGGGAAATGTTCAGGAAAAAGTAAAGGCTCGTGGAATACACATGCGATCCCCATCCACATTGAATGACGCAATGGAGACATTATGTAGCCACAGTTGGCACATGCGAAACAAAGTCAATAAGAAAATTGGCCTTAACCAAACTGGTAGCTCCGACGAGGTCGCAGCTCTGGAACATGAAATTATAGTCCTGACGGAAGCCAAGAGCCGAGTCAGCGATCCCGAAATTGTGAGGTCGCTGACCGAGTCTATTAACTCACTGCTGCGTCGAGTTGCCAACAGTCGTGAAGGCCTCGAAACCGTGGATGAAATTGATTACTTCGAAGATATGGAGCCACCAGTGGAGCCATGCCTTACATC